CTAAGAGGCATCGAAGCAACCGCGGGCATCGCCTTCAACCTCATACGTGATAGGGACGTGGGGCAGGGCAGCGCGAAGCAATTCGACTTCCTCGCCAAGCGATTGGGCAAGATCGCAGTCCACCGGATGAATGGCCATCCCATCGCCCAGCTTGCTGCGGCTGTAAGCCAGCAGGTCGTCCAGCAGCTTTTTCATGCGCATGCTGCCGTTGATGATCCGCTCGGCCTGCTTGGCCAAAGCTGGGTCCCGCAGCCCACTGGCCAGGGTGTCTGCCGAGAAGATGATCGCTGCCAAGGGGCCTCGGAGATCATGCCCGAGCGCCGCGAGGAAGATCTGCCGCCAGGATTCGACCTCGGCAGAGAACTGAGCAAGGGATTCGGCCACCGCCTGGTCGATGGCCTCATTGAAACGAAGGATGTCATCGATCGATGAAGTGACCAGCCGCTGGTCGGATGCCCATCGCCGAAGTACCGAAGCCCGAAGCGCTCGATACTCAGCCACCATCTGGTTGAGGCCAAAGCCGGCGATGGCGCGGGTTCGGCCATGATAGGACGCGGCGGACTCGGGGCCGGGTTTCAACGGTGCAAGCCCGTGGGACTTCGCGAGCTGCTGGGAGTCTGTCTGCGGCGATCTGAGATCGTCTATGACCGCCTGAAGAATCTGGGGAAGATGATTCCGAAGTTGCTTTGCGCTGAACTCGACGGTATCGGGTGCCTGCGTTTCGGCGAATGCCACCGCGTCGTCGAGGATTTCCCGCGCATTCTGTTCGATAAAATCAGCCAGGCGCATCGCCAAACCCGTCCTTAAGTGGTGCGCCGAGCCTACACGAGGGCGTTTGGATACGGGGTGAGAAAGGCTCGGCCTGTGGGGCGCGGTTCTGCCGGTGTTGGGGCGGCCATTTGAAGGGGGAGCCTGCAGCGCGGGTTGGGCCCGGGCGGCGGTCGCCCGGGCCAGTCTGGCTAGAACATAATATACATACCGTGACCCTTTGCCTCGCTAAGCTGCTGAATCTGCGAGGCTTTTGCGCTTTCCGGTAGCGGCAGTGTTGCAACACCCAGGGCGAGCGCCATTGCCACGCCTTTGCCGACCTTCGTCACAATTCGTTTCAGCGATTTGCGCAGAGGTCCGATATTGCACTCCTCGGCCATCATCGCCAGCAGCCACACACCTGGGTCATCCCCAGCGAGCTCAGATAGCTCCGTGATCCGCTCATCAGACAGCTTGCTGGTCCCGCTTCGCCACTGCGACATGGTGGCCGCAGACACGCCCATTTTTTTTGCCAGTGCCCCGTAGCTGCTTAGGCGTGCCTTGTTCAGGGCGCGGCTGATGAGAACTTCTTGGCGGTTCACGTGGTGAAACCTCTTGACAGGGGTTAGGCAATCTACTTTACTCCGTCCCCGTTAGGTGAATCACCTAACACCCGCCACCGGCACCCCAAGGCCGCTGGCGGGTCCTCTTGGGGCTTGGGGCAGGGGATAGGGATGATCAACCCGCTCGTTACCTTCGCGCTGCTAGCGGCCATCGTGGCCGTGTCGATTGGCGGCGCTCGCATCGTTTCGTGGCTGCTCGACAGGCGTGACTACACCGCCTCGCAGCGGTCCCGCGAAGCCCAGGTGATCGCACTCGCACAGGCCGAGATTGCCGCCACCAAGCGCGGCGACCTGCTGGCCGCAGCCGCCTTTGCCGAAGAGCAGGGGCGCGCCGCATGAGCAGGTTTCCCTCATTCGCCGAGATGGCGGAGTTCGATATGGGTCTTGCGGCGTGCGCCGCGCTCATCGCCGTTTGGCTGGGAGCGGCATTGCTCTCCATCGTGATCGAGCAGGCATGGCTGGGGCTTCGTCGCCTGTGGAAGCTCGGTAAGGATCGCTCCAATGGCCGGTGATCGCGCGGTGCTGGCCGGGTCGGGACTCCCCTCGTCTAACAGGGGAGTCAGTGAATTTAGGAACCCCGAGGGAACCCTGACGGTCGGCATTGACTGGTTTTCCGCTTCGATCGATCTGCGCGCAGCGCTGGACGAGGTCGCGTTCCGTGATGGCGACAGCTTCGAAGAAGTCCGCCAGTGGATCGAGTTCTCCCCGGAAAACGCACGTATTGCGGCCTTGCAGGTGTTCTGCTGGTTTTTCGCAGGGCTGGGCCTCGAACTGGATGAAGCAGCAGGCGGCGGTCGCTTCTACACGTGGCGAATCAAGATCATCGACGCGGCCAAGAAGTTCGTCGGGATGATCGAACTCGGTGGCGAAAAGTGCCGCCGCGCAGATGGTACGTATACCGCCCGCATCGAACTTACCGGCGATGGATGCAAGGCGATTAGCGCAGCGCGCTGTGGCCATGCGCAGCGGTGGCTGGAGCTTCGAGCGAAGCTCGAAAGCTGCGCCGGGAGGATCACCCGTGTCGATGTGTGCGCCGATGACCTGGTGGGCGATTACCCATTGCGCATGGCACAGAAGTGGTACGCCAATGGCGACTTCGACAACCGTGGTCAGCGCCCCAAGGCGCAGCTGGTGGACGACTACGACAGCGGCGACGGCAAGACGTTCTATGTGGGCGGCAAGAAGTCGGAAAAGCAGCTGCGGGTCTACGAGAAGGGCAGGGAGCAGGGCGATAAGAGTTCGCCTTGGGTGCGCTATGAGGCGCAGTTCCGCAACTCCAACCGCAAGGAACTGCCGCTCGACATTCTGCGCGATCCGGCTTCCTACCTGCTCGGCGCTTACCCGGTCTTGTCCTTTCTGCGCTGCGTTGCCACGCGCATCGAAATCACGAAAGCAGCCGTTGAAGCGACGTGGAAGAGCGTTCGCCGCCACATCCGCCGCCAGTACGGCGCGGCCCTCAATTTCATCGCCAAGAACTGCCCGGACGACCAGTCCCTGCGGTCGGTAATCGAATCCTGCACTTCGCCATCGCTGCCGAAGTGGGTCACAGGTGACACAGCAGCGCACTGGCCCGAAATCGCGGCCATACAACCAACCTCAAAGGGGTAACGAAATGATCAAGGTCACCGTACTGGATTCGCAGATCAACGAGCGTGGCGGAAGCTTCACCAACGACCGCAACGAGAACGTTGAATTCACCACCCGCAAGCAGCGTGCCAAGCTGGAGGCGGACGGTTTCGCCTATCCGTTCGATGTGCGCCTGGACAAGGGTCAGTCGGGCTATCAGGCGGGCGAGTATGAGCTCGATGTCCCGGCCATGCTGCAGGTCAACAAGGGCGTTGCAACCCTGAGCAAGTTCACGGTTCTGCGTCCGGTGCAGAAGGCTGCACCGCGTCCGGCGGCGCAGGCCTAAGTCATGGCGCGGTACGTCTACGAATGCCTGCAATTCAACCAGCAGACCGGCACCTGTGAGCAGGCTGGATTCGTGCCGCGCACCGATATTCCCGCACTTACCACTGCCGAGGTGTCGGGAATCCTGTCCATGGTTGCGGTCTGTTTCGCCGTGGCGTGGGCATACAAGCAGATAGGCAGAACCATCCGAAACTAACGAAGGGGAACACCATGGAACTCGACGCAAGCACCGCATTGACCGTTCTTGCCTCACTGGCCGCTGTCCTGGGCACCATCGGCGCGGCCAAGCTCGCGCCGGCTGCAATCTCGGTCGGCTTCAAGTGGATCAAGGGCGCGATCTTCGGTTGATCGCTGTAACACGGGGCCGGGGCAATCCGGCCCCTTTTCATCGGGGGCTGTCATGCTCGGTCTATTCGTTCTCTGCGTAGGTAGTGCTGCGCTCTACATCGCGTTTGGTGATTGAGGTGCGCTGGCTTGTCATCATCCTCGCATGGGCTTCGTCCATGGGCATTGCCCCAGTGGCTCACGCACAGTCGTCGGGGTACGGCATGTGCGGTACCAATGCCACATGGCAGACGGGGCAGATTCCAGCTGGTTGCGATCAGGGCATTGCCTTCTCAGAGTGCAAGGCCAAGGAAGACGAAGCGGCTTCATCGCTTGAGCAGCGCTACGGCATGCCCGGTAAGGCGGAAAAGCTCGGTTGTCCGGTTGTGGGTCAGAATCCAACCTACTTTCGCTGCTATGCCCGCATTCCTGGCATTGGCGACACTGAGTGCGGCAAGTACTACTTCGGTGAGCGCTGTAGCGCCCGACCTTACGAGCTTGGGTGGCAAGGTGGTGGCACTGCTGCCACTGTGAACGTCTGCCACAAGGGCTGTATGTATTCCAGTTCGCTCGATGCTGAGGCCACCTCCGGAATCGGATATTCGCCGACAGGTGGGACCTGCACCGAGTCGGATGCTCCGGAGCCGAAACCTGTAGGGGACGGCGGTGGAGATGATGGTGGTGGCACTGGGGGCGAGACTGGCGGCGGGGATGGCGATGGCGGCAGTGATGGCGGAGGCGACGGTGGCGGCGACGGTGGTTCTGGTGGTGGTGATGGCGGCGGTGACGGGGGTGGGGACGGTGATGGTGATGGTGATGGTGATGGCGACGGTGATGGCGACGGCGACGGCGATGGCGGAGAGAACCCCAGCCTTCCCGAAAATCCCACATATCCCGGCGACGTGCCGATGCCGTACATGGACCCGCCCATTCCAAGCAGCTATCTGGGGCAATGGTCTAGTGGCCTCGGTGGTGGTTCCTGTCCCGCTGCGAAGGTCATCACTGTTGGCGTTGGACCTGTCTCCACGACCGTCAGTTTTGAGTTCAAACCGCTCTGCGATTTCGCGCTGATGATCAAGGGCTTGGTCATCGCGTGTTCCGCGATCGCAGCTGCATATATCGTTGCAGGAGTGCGCAAATAATGCCGTGGTTAGCAGCCTTCCTTGTCCAGCTTCTGGGCAACTCTCTTGCTCGCGTTCTCACTGGCGCTGGCCTCGGTCTCGCGACAGGCGCAGCCCTATTGCCGCTTGTCAAGGGTGCACTGAACCTCATTACCCAGAAGTGGTCAGGCATTGCGGCTGATCTCGCCAATGTGATGCTCATGGCTGGGGCAGGGGAGGCCATCACCATGATCGGCTCTGCCATCGTGACCAAGGTGGTCATTGATGCGGGCAAGGTCGCCGTACAGAAGGCAGCTTCGAAATGATGTATCTAATCTCAGGGCAGCCCGGCAATGGCAAGACCCTGCGCGCAATGTCGATGGCGCTTGAGTTCTACGAGCAGAACCAGCAGCAGGTGAAGGAGGGCAAGGCGCAGCCGCGCCGATTCTTCACCAATATCGCGTGTGCCACAGTAGAGGAGTGCGCAGACGCCTTTCCGTGGATGGAGAAGTTGCCCGAGCACAACGACTGGACACAGCTTCCGGACGGCTGTTTCGTGATCTACGATGAAGCGCATTCCGATGGCAACACGCAGGGGCTTGAGCGTTACGGCAAACTGTTCCCGTCAACCGGGAAGCCGGGGGAATCCGATGATCCCCGAATTCGTGCTATGTCCACGCACCGGCATCGCGGTTTCGATCTTGTGTTCGTCACGCAATGGCCGAACAAGATTCACCATCAGGTACGCACGCTCATCGGCTCGCACACGCACATGAATCGCTCGTTCGGCATGCAGCGGGCTGGCGTCCTTACGTGGTCTCGCGTCCAAAGTGATCCGTACGATGAGAAGGTGCGCGACAAGGCCGAAGAAGAAATCTGGGCTTATCCCAAGGCGCTGTACACTCGTTACCGCAGTGCGACGCTGCACACGGCGAGCCACAAGTTCAAGGTTCCTAAGAAGGTTTGGCAGGCGCTTTCCGTCACTATCGCGCTAGTCCTTGGTGTCTGGATGATTTATGCCTTCATCATCAAGCCGCCTTCGGCACCAAAGAAGGTGGATCAGGGGGCCGGTGCTTTGCCGGCGGCTGGAGCCCTGGCGCCCTTGGGCGCGGGCGTGCCGGCGGCACGGCCCCTCAACCGTGAGGAGTACATCGAACGTCACAAGCCGCGGATTGAGTTTCAGCCGTGGTCCGCACCCGCCTTCGATGATCGCAGCGTTCAGTCGCAGCCTGAGCTCTATTGCATGGCATCTGGCACAACTGAGCAGGACACTACATGCACGTGCGTAACGGAGCAGGGCACCAAGGCAAAGGTTTCGATCCCGGTATGCGTTGCGATTGCACGCGATGGCCCTGCTTACAATCCCTACCGCGCTCCGCGTCAGCAGTCCGAACCTGCCCGGGAAGAAGAAGCCCGAAGCATTGCGAAGGCCGCTCCTACGGATTCGTCTGAGGTGCCCGCGCATGCGCTGATTGAGGTTGGTAAGCGCCCAATGGGCACGTTCCCCGAATCGCCGCCTTATCCGGCCAGCTTCTGACAATGTGTCTCGGGCCAGCCTATACTCGGCGTATGAACTCGCGTCTAGACATTCACTACTGGGTTGCCCGATGGATGGATTGGGCCTTCTCGCGCCGCAAGCTGTGATGCGTCACGGTGTGCAGGAAGAAGACACCTGCACCCAGCCTTTCTCCACGCGTCGAAATGCTTGTCCATTGATACACCGGTATCCCGGCGGAATCTTCTTGGGGGCTTCTTCGCGCAGCAGGCTTTCCCGTTTCGACCGCGCTTCTTCGATTGGCATGGACTTGGGGTAGAGCTTGCGGGCGAGGGCCTCCCCGGCGCGCTCCTGCTCCTTCATGGCGGCGTGTCGCGCTACGCCCAGGACACCGCATGTCGCCAAGAGCAATGCACTTCCGCCCAAGAACACCCCTAGGGCCACCTTCCACACCAGTCCCGTCGAACTCGCCATCTATGGCACCCCCAAGCGATCTAGCGGCCATTCTACGGGGTGTAGGGGCAGCGCCCCTACGGAAGCGCCTCACACGCGCTGGCGGCGTTTCGGCCCCGGTACTTGCAGGACTGCCACTGGTGGCTCGGCGTCGGGGCCAGCCATCACCCTGGGCAACCGCTTTTCGGTGCGTCGCCGGACAGCATCTCGGAGATCTACAATTTCGGCAGCCTTGTATGCCAAGCGTTTCCGGCGATCTCGACCTCGAATCTCCGAGCTCGAAGCATCCTCCATCAACCTTCGCCATTCCTGCGCCTGCGCGGCCAGCAGGGACAGCCATGCAAGGTCCTGCGGTTCCAACTCGCGGCCTTCGGGTGTAACCAGTCGGCCACCCTTAAACGAAAAACCGGCCCAAGGGCCGGTTAGGTTCCGATCACGCACAATCAGGCTCCATGCCGCAACAGGGGCAAGGGCCGAGGCAAGAGTCGTGCCAGCCACCCCCGCAGCAGCTTGAACATAATATACATTATGCGAAAAAGTGGTAGTTATTGAGGTGTTGCGTTGAGAAGGCCTTCTAGGCCTACTTGACCGCAACAGTGACGTGATAAATGGTACAAATCATGTTGCTCTCTCCAAGAGTTCCTTGTGCTTAGACTGCTGAATGATCCTCAAGTCCCGAGCTCACTCCGAGGCGCATTGATTGTCGATGATCGCTACAGGCTGCCGCGCTACTGGGCCAGCGTCTGGACATCGATGTCGAGTTCTGAGCTTGCCGCATCCACTCAGGTCAAGCGGCTACGCTATGTGGAGAACCTCTACGCCCACGCAGACAGCCTATTTGGAACCAGTTCTCTAGACGATGCATTGGGCGACCTGGATGACGTACGGCTTGCCGAGATTCTTGAGTCTTGGTTCATATCCATCCGAAACCAAGCCTACGTAGGGTCCGCCGACGAGACACGTTGGAGAACCGGGTTGTCCTTCGTCACGGCCGTAGTCACTTGGCTGTCGAAGACAACCCTGCCAACGGATCGATTACGGCATATCGAGGGTCGGCTGCATCGCCTGTCCAATCTCTATGGGCAGCTACATGTGCGAAAGAGCAAGCACGCGAGCCAGATCCGTTCACTGCCGGCCAGCGTGGTTGAAGTGTTATACGAAATGTTGGACCCAGCATCTGCGACCAACCCATTCCCCAGAACGCATACCAGGTGGCTAACCTTCGTGGCCTTCTTGTTGATGCTTCACCAGGGCCTCCGGCGCGGTGAGCTGATGCTCCTCACGGCGGATGTTGTCAAAAGCGGATTCGATGATCGTCAACAACGACCCCGGCACTGGTTGAACGTGTCGGAAAGCAAGTATTCCGATGACGAGGTTGATCCACGGTATTCGCGACCCAGCATTAAATCTGCGGATTCCGTTCGTCAACTGCCAGTGAGCAACACGATTGCTGCGTTGGTGCAAACCTACGTCGAGAACTATCGAGGAAAGCCAAGTCACGCCTTCCTGTTGAACACGCAGCAGAACACGCCGTTGTCAACGGAGTCTTTGACGAAGATGTTCGCAAAGATCTCCGTGAGCCTCCCACGCGCTGCCCTTAAAGAGCTAACGGACAGAAATCAGAAGACGACCATAACACCCCACGATCTGCGTCATACATGCGCCGTGGTAAGACTGAATCAGCTGCTGCAGCAGGGTGATCCAATGGAAGAAGCGCTCCAGAAGCTCAGGGCGTTTTTTGGTTGGTCCAGAGAGTCACAGATGCCAGTTCGCTATGCCCGGGCAGTGTTTGAAGATCGTCTCTCGTCAGTCTGGAACGACGCGTTAGACGAGAGAGTTTCCGTTCTAAGAGCGATCCCCTCCTAGGCCTCGCTTGGAGCGCGACATGGCTAGAAATGAAAATATTCAATGGCAGCTGGAAGCTGGGGCTTGCGAAATAGTTGCTCAACTACCGTCGTTGCCTCCGGTGATTCGGTACTACGACGATTTCGACGGAAAGCAACGATCAATTCGAGATCCAGCCAATGCCAGATGTTTTGCGGTTCATATCGATGGCCGGGTTGTGAAAGTTGGCTTTGATCATCTGTCCGAGCAACTCGCCTTGTTGATAAAACACGTCTTCTTGTACCTCCTGGGTGAAGGCCTGGCTCCATCGTCGGCAAGCAAGTACGCCCGTGGCAGCAAGGCAATCGGCGAGGCAGAAATCGTCAGGTTGTTGGGGGTAGCACCAACAGGAATAGGATCATTCTGGGCGACATTTTTTGCACGCGACCTGCCGGCGGAAGCGTACGCGTGCGCGAAATCTATCCTGCGACTGCTATGCAAATATCGACTCAACCAATGGGCTGACTCCTATCACGGTGTGATATCCGCCCTGCCCCTTCCCTTCAACGACAAGTACGCCGTCGTCCGGTCTGGCGAAGCGTTTCTCTCGGTGGATGATGAAGCGGCGGTAGTTCGTTTTTTGGACGAAGCGGCAATCCAGGCCAAAGCGTCGTCGCTGACCCTCGAAGATGTGCAAGACGCAGCGATGCTGCTGTGTGCGTACCAGTTCGGGATGCGACCGGTTCAGATCGCAATGCTCACGTTTCGTGACGTCAAAGTTCGTCACGAATCCGTCGACATGTTCGCTTCCGTCCACATCACATTCCGCATGGCGAAACAGCGGAGTTCTAGTGCCGCCAAGCCGCTGCTTAGACGAGTAAAACGCGAGTGGACACCTCTTTTCGTCGAGATCGAACGGCGCTTTCAGGTTGATGGCGATGACGCGGGCGCTAGGGTGTTCGGCGCCACATCCGCAAATGAAGCAAGTCGTCGCATCAGCTCCCTACTCCGCGATCTGCTCGAGCTTGGCGCGACTGCCGTCAATCTACGACATACAGCCGCTCAACGCCTCGTTGACGCCGGCGCAAGCCAAGAGGAACTGGCCGAGTTCCTTGGGCACTCGGATATGACGACTGCGCTCGTGTACTACGAAACATCGGCCAACCAGGCTGAGCGGGTGAACAAAGCCCTGGGAATCTCCGAGATCTATCAGCGCGTGGCTCGCATTGCCCACAATCGTTTTATCGGTCCAGAAGAACTCGCGCAATTGAAAGAGTCCCAGCAGATTGGCGGAGCGCCACATGGTGTTCCGATCGCGGGGATCGGTGGGTGCACCTCCGGGCAGGCTGCGTGTCCCTACAACCCGATCTTGTCCTGCTACGGCTGCAGGAAGTTCATGCCGATTCACGACGTTCAGATGCACTCGAGAGTTCTAGCCGACTTTCGGGATGTGGCGCGGTTTTTCCACGACTCGTCTCGTGGCGACGCGGTTTCGCCGGCCTATCTACAGCTTGAACGGACGATCGCAGAGGTTCAGGCAGTGGTGGTTGAGCTCGAAGGTACGCCGTCTTGA